TGCAATACAACAACACAAGGACAATCAACAATGGAGTTAACACCAATTACAAAACAAGAAAGTAATTTTATTAAAGGCGAACACTTGCCTCTCAATAAAAGAAAAATTAATTTAGACACAGTAAAAAAATATAACTATCAAGTAGGTGCATGGTTTGCACGTCCTTGTCATATTGCTAATTATTATAATGATAGCAAAGAATTAGTAGCACAAAAATTAAGATACCCTTCAAAAGATTTTCAATGGATAGGCAATCCAAAAGAAGCAGGGTTGTTTGGACAAGAAACTTGTAGAGGGTCAGGTAAATACATAACAGTTTTAGAAGGCGAAATTGATGCTTTAACCATGTCGCAGATTAACGGAAATAATTTTGATTTTGTTTCTATTAAAACAGGTGCGGCAGGTGCAAAAAAAGATATTCAAAAATCACTCGATTTCTTGGAGGGTTATGAGAATGTAATCTTAATGTTCGACCAAGACGAACAAGGGCAAAAAGCGGCGTTGGAAGTTGCAAAACTTTTCACCCCTAATAAAGCCAAGATTGCTTCTCTACCACTTAAAGACGCTAACGAAATGTTGTTAGCAGGTAAAACAGAAGAACTTAAAAACGCTATGTGGAATGCAAAACCATATAGACCTGATGGTATTGTTTTAGGTTCAGAAATCTTTGATGAGATAATGAAAGAAGATAACTATGTTACTGCACAATACCCTTTTAAATCTCTTAATGATAAGACACATGGATTAAGAAAAGGTGAACTAACAACTATCACAGCAGGTACAGGTGTAGGTAAATCATCTTTCTGTCGTCATGTAGCATTAGATTTATTAAAACAAGATTTTGGTGTTGGCTACATTGCATTAGAAGAAAGTATTAAACGAAGTGCATTAGGTATTATGGGTGTACACCTAAAGAAACCTTTGCATTTAACTAGAGAAGGAATAAGTGAGACACAACTACAGGAAACTTTTAAATCTACTATTGGTAATGGGAATTTTTATTTATATAACCATTTTGGCAACACAGTCGCCGATAGCCTTCTCAACAAAATAAGATACTTAGCTAAATCTTGTGAAGTAGACTTTGTAGTATTAGACCATTTACACATGGCTTTGTCTGCACTTGGAGACGAGCATACAAATGATGAACGAAAACTTATTGATTACTTTGTAAGTAAATTAAGAACACTTGTAGAAGAAACAGGTATAGGAGTTATTCTTATATCTCACCTTAGAAGAAGTGAAGGTGACAAAGGATTTGAAGACGGCAAAGAAGTAACTATGAATAGTCTTCGTGGTTCAGCTTCCATAGGTCAGTTATCAGATTTAATTATAGGTATTAACAGAGATATTAAGTCAGATAAAAAATTAGCTAATTTAACAATTTTAAAGAATAGGTTTAGCGGTGAGACAGGTAAAGCCTGTACATTGTTATATGATTTAGACACTGGTTGTTTGTCAGAAACAACACCTGACGTATTAGATGACTATTAAAAGAGTTACGGCAAAGCAAAAGAAAGATGCTTTGTTTTGGTCTGGGTTAGTAGCAGACGCAGTGGCAAAAGCCAAATCAACACATCAACCACAAACAATAACAATAGGAAATATTAAGACAGCATTTATGTTGCAAGACACTCTTACGTCTATGGCGTTAGCAGGTGAAGATGCGGCGTGGAAAGTAGAAGTCTTATTAGAAACAGCACATTAATTATGAAAAAACATTTACGAATATTATCTCTTGGTGCAGGAGTGCAAAGTTCAACACTAGCATTAATGATTGAAAGAGGTGAAATACCAAATGTTGATGCCGCTATCTTTGCAAATGTAAAAGGAGAGCCAAAAAAAGTAGAAGATTGGTTAGCTTATTTAAAAACTCAAATAACTAAATTTCCAATTTACGAAGTTACTTGGAGAGATTTAAGACAAGACATATTAGACGCTTCTAAAGGTGAGTACCACAGATTTACTGCTCCTTTTTTTACAAAAAATAGAACAACAGGTAAAAAAGGAATGCTTCGTAGAGTGTGTACTGCTGATTACAAAGTAAAACCAGTTGTTCAAAAAATAAGAGAATTGCTTGGTCTTCAAAAAGGAGAAAAAAGAAAAGAAGGTACAACAGTCGAATTATTAATGGGCATTTCTAAAGACGAAGCAACTAGAATGAAAATAAACCCTCTAAAATATATTACAAATATTTATCCTTTAATTGATAAAAGTTTGTCAAGAACTGATTGTTTAAATTGGATTACAAAACAAGGTTATCCTACACCACCACGTTCAGCTTGTACTTTTTGTCCTTTTCATTCCACACATGAATGGCAAGAATTAAAAAAAGACAAAAAAGAATGGGATAAAGTAGTTGAGCTAGACAAAGCAATACGAAGTCAAGAAAGATTTAATAAAAAATCAGGTGCAGAAACTTTAACTGATGAAATCTATTTACACCGAAGTTGTAAACCTATTGATGAAATAAATTTTAACGAACAAGACAAACAACAAGACCTTTTTTACGGCATGGAAAATGAGTGCGAGGGTTACTGTGGAAATTAGAGTAAATTATGAAACTACCAACAATAAATAAAAAGATATTAGACGCACCTTTTGTGCATTGCTATTGGAAAGACATTAACAGCTCTGCAATTTGGACTAGCTTAAAAGAAGCTAAAGCCAGTAAAGTTACTATCTGTATTACAGCAGGTTGGCTTTTAAGAGCAGACAAAGATGTGCATGTAATTGCAGGTGATGTTAATTTTAATGATGATGGCACATTAGGTGACGTAGGTAACGTAACTACTATGCCTTCAGTAAACGTATTAAAGATTAAGAAGGTATCAGTTTGAGATACGTCTTTGATATAGAAACAAATGGATTTTTACATCTATGCGATAAGGTACATTGTATTGTATTAAAAAACATAGACACAGGAGAGATACTTACATTAGACAATGAGACTGCAATAAAAAAATTAGAAGAAGCAGAGCTTATCATTGGTCATAACATTATTAAGTTTGATATTCCTGTATTAGAGAAATTATATTCTGCTACATTTAAGGGCAAAATTTTTGACACGTTAGTAGGTACAAGATTAGTATATGCAGACATTAAAGAAAGTGATTTTTCTAAAAAAGATTTTCCGAAAGATTGTATAGGTAAGCACTCATTAAAAGCATGGGGTAATAGAATAGGTGAGTACAAAGAACAAATAGAAACAGATTGGCAAACTTTTACACCAGAGATGTTAGAGTATTGCAAACAAGATACAGAAGTAACATATAAATTATACAAAGTTTTAGAAGAAAAAGGTTACTCCCAAGAAGCTATGGATTTAGAACATGAAGTAGCTTCTTTAATATTTAAACAAGAACAACATGGTTTTACTTTTGATAAAGAAAAAGCAGAAGCATTATCTGTTAAATTAAAAGCAAGACAAGCAGAGTTAGCTGAAGAATTACAAGGTGTGTTTGAACCTATAGTAGCTGAAAGATGGTCTACTAAAACAGGTAAGAGATTAAAAGATAGTGTAACTGTATTTAATCCATCAAGCAGACACCATGTAGCACAAAGATTAAAAGATAAGTATGGTTGGGAAGCTAAAGAATTTACCAGTGATGGTAAAGCTAAGTTAGATGACAGTATATTATCTAAACTTCCATATCCTGAAGCTAAAATATTATGTGAAACTTTTTTATTAACTAAAAGAATTGCACAAATAGCTACAGGTTCACAGGCATGGTTAAAGCATGAACGTAATGGTAAAATTCATGGCACTTGTAATACAAACAGTTGTGTAACGTCAAGAGCTTCACACTCGTTTCCAAATTTAGGACAGGTTGTCAGTACGTCTGCACCTTATGGTAAAGAATGTAGAGAATTATTTACAGTACCAGAAGGTAAACGATTAGTGGGTATAGACGTAAGCTCTTTAGAAGTGATGATGCTTTGTCACTATATGTCTAGGTTTGACAATGGTGCTTACACAAAAGTTGCACTTGAAGGTGACATACATACAGAGACACAAAAACTTGCAGGGCTAGAAAGCAGAGACCTTGCGAAGCGTTACTTTTATTGCTTTTTATATGGTGGCTCAACAAAACGAATTGCTGAAGTAATTAACAAACCATTAAAAGAAGCAGGAAAGATTAAGAAAAGATTTTTAAATAACTTACCTGCATTACATAAACTTATAGAAGGCGTACAGTCTGCGGCTGAACGTGGTTATCTAAATGGTTTAGACAAAAGACAAATCAAAGTTCGTAATAGTTACTCGGCACTTAACACGTTGTTGCAAAGTGCAGGTGCAATCCTATGTAAGAGATGGCTAGTAGAATTTAACAAAGAGATTAAGAAATTTAAGAACGCACAACAAGTTGTATGGGTACATGATGAGATACAAGTTGAGTGTGAAGAACAAGACGCTGAAGACATTGGTAAGATA